AACTTCCTACTCGCAAATGAAAGCGGCGAGGAAGTGGTTCAAGGCTGCGTCCCACAGGGGGGCCCTTGAACATGCACTCAATAACATGGAGATGACTCCAAGTCATTGGTGCCGGCAGTTCGTTAACGTCTGGCGACGTGCGGCTGCCGAGACAGGTGCGCGCAGGATATACATCCTGGGCATACTGTCCCAAACAAGGGGTTGCGGAACGCCGCCCCCCTTGGTTGTCCTTCAGTCAAAGGTCAAGTTTTTAAAGACCATTTCACTGAAGAAACCTGTGGAGTCTAGCACGGCTAGGCAAATCCGACAGGCTGCACTGGACGAGGTGCTTAGTAACCTCGACGACAGTGCCTTCACTGGACTTTCGACAAAGTCGAGAGTCACAGTGAGTACGTCTGCCTCCTGGGAAAAGTCCCGGAGGGAAGGCGGTACGATAGAGGCAGCAAGAGAACTTCTTGCTACTCTACCGATCGGTGAAGGGGTCCCTGTGCGGGACCTCTACACCGGACGAATCGAAGCCTACAAAAGTAGGTCATCCTTCGATTCGACCGGAGAGGTGGTATTCTGGCTCGCGCTAGACCACACTCTCCGTACACCACCGAAGATGCTAAAATATGCATTCTTGACGATGGTGAAGGAGCCTGGTAAAGCACGTACTGTTACCAAGGCCCGTGCTTGTCTCAAGATCGTACTCGACCTTGTGAACAAGCTTGTTTCGTCTCCCCTAGAAAAGGGGATACGAAGCAGTGCATCCGGGATGGGCAAGGCCAATCACGGATGGAACCTTTTCTGTCGTCTGATGTCAGACGAAGTTAAGGACATGGTCTTCTCTCTCGACAGTCGAGAGGAAGACGCATATGAAGGATATGTCGAAAGGACAGATACCTTCAAGGCTCTTTATACGTCATCGACTGACTACAAAGAGGCCACGGATCAGCTCGATCATGAGATCGCAGCTGACCACGGAGATGCGTGGATGATCAAATGTGGCATCCCGCCCCTCCTTCGGGGAATTGTAACAGAAACCTGTTTCACTCCCCGAGAGGTATTCTTCCACGCCAGTGGCGTGCTGAATACCCTTGGCACACCGCGCCCCGAAATGGGGTTAAATATACGCAGTGTGACATTGGTCACGGGTGTTCTCATGGGAGATCCGTTGACCAAAGCCGTACTCCACCTTACAAATGTGGTAGTGCGGCATGTAGGGTCCCGTCTTCATGACGCGGACTTCTACAACAAGTTCTCAAACGCCAATGTGGCCTTTGAGAGCTTTCGTCGTGGGCTGGAGAAGAACTCCAACACGCCGACTACTGGTAACGACATGTAATCCAACATGCTTACCGGTAACGCAACGCCCCCCTCGGGGGAGCAATTACGTTAC